TGTTTGCAGTGCGCCAAGTTGATAAAACATTTCATGTTTATTAACATACTTAATCTGAAAACACTTTTTATTTAATGGGAAATATATAAGATCTCCTTCATTAGGTCTAATATCAGCAGTATATGCAGAAACTTCTTCATTAAATACACGCTGCGCAACTGAAAATATTACTTGATCTCTTATTTCAAGACCAAACTTAGACATAAAATTACCATCACCAGCAAAACCATCAATTGACTTAATATACATTTCAATAAGTACTGCGCGGTCATATGATGATTGATCATCTGTATAATAAAGCTTATCTAAATTATTGATATTACGTGGAATATAATATACATCTTCACCATAAATTTTAATGGCTTCAATAATCAAATTCTCAATGAGAAGTTGCTCTTGACTAGATTGAAAATTATTGAAGAAAAAAGACGAGGCCACTACATATTCCTTTTTGTCTATTTATTCATTCAAAAATATGATAATATATATAGTGTGCTGTCATGCTCTTGAAGCGTTTAATGATAGAGCCTGTGGGTTTTAATACCGCGACAGGCACTATTTATTTAGACTTACATTTGTCATTATGATATCTTCCAATGTTACCTGGATTTCCTATAAATCCACAATATTTGCATTCTATTTTCTTTTTATTTAATGAAGAAAATATACCAGCTGCAGCGATATTAGCTCTATGTTCTTCAGATAAAGGAATACCGCGTCGCATTTCAGCCGATATATTAATAGCCTTTGCCCAGTTACCTTTATTCTTTCCCATCATAGACTTAGAGCGTTTGGCTCTTACTTCTAAATCTGATGAGCGAGTATCTCTATTTTTTAGACTTTCTAGATAATTTTGTCTGACATCAGACCGTATCATTGCTTCTTTGGTCTTTACTGAGATCTTTTGTGATATAGTCTTAATATTTTCATCATATTTGTGCCAAGTTTCATTTTGCGTAATTTTTAAGTTATAATATCTAATTTTTATCTCATCTAGTTTTATCATATTTAGATAACGTTGCTCTTCAGTATATGTTTGACGCCGATTTTCTATCTTAGTTTTAAGAATTTTCCTTTTAAAGTCTTTTGGACGTATTTTGTACGCCTGCATCATCCATGTTGATGAACATATATAGCCGTCATCTTCAGTTCCCCAGTGACATCCAACATAATAACGCTTATGCTTACGATCAAACCAAATATAAACAAATCCATATTTTTCCATAGAAATCTCCTTTTCTATGGTTATTTATACAAAGTATATATTCTAGCCGATCATATCCGTAACTGGAAGTGAATATGAATAAATCATTTCTTTTTCTAGAGCTTCTCGTTCTGCAGTTGCATCATCTAAAATTTTAGCACCATTGAACATGACACCGCCGGGTAACTGCATACCGGAGAATTTGGTGAGATTCCATCCCCACTGCTGCTTCATTAAACATGCAGCATAGCGCTGAAGCCAGCGATCTGACCATACCTTTGAATAAGTAGTTGGATCCACTATTTGATATGCTTCTAAAATAACAAAATCTCCGGGACTAACAATACCCCAGTCCATATCAACATAACATGCATTTTTATGTCGATTATATCTGATAGGTTGTTGTCCTACTAACATTTGTTCTAAAAATTGAACATGTTGCAATGCCATATAATATGGAACCATTGAAACAGATGTTAAAGTATATAAATCATTAAGAGCAATTTGATATCTAATATTGAATAGGTTATTAGTATTCAACGCTTGACCAACGGGAAACATTGAAACAACACCAATAATATTATCTGGAATGGGAATAAATCCGCCTTTACGCGGCTGAAGAACTGCACCCGAACCAGTAGAAGTAGTTATAGTATAACTTGGATCAGTTGATAGATGATAGGTATTACCATTTGTATATAGACTATCAACCGGAACAGAAAGAATAGTACCAGTTGTACTTGTAATTGGATTTAAATTAATTACATCTGAACCTTGTGTAATTACAATAGTATCTGAATTAGAATATCCAGTACCGCCATTTCCAACTACAACATCTGCTAAATTATATGGGTAGTTTTTAGCTTGAATTTGATACTTATAATATTGCTTGTCTGAACCATCAAAATGATAATCGAAAAAATAACGAAGAGCTTCATCAATGCGATCATCAATTTGATCATCATCTATATTGATTTCAATAACGGGTTTGCCAAGTCTGCGTAGGCAATACTCTTTAAATGATGCTCTATCAGTTGCAATTGCCATTTATACTCTCTTTTTCTATTATTTATCGTAAGTTTATGTTACCATAACGAGTACGAGCTATCTCTTTTTTGATATATTTATTTTATTTCCATCGCGGACCGCAAAACCAATACACAAGTGTTTTTCTTGTGCCAGTTTCAACCGGTAAAACCCTGTGTGATAGAAATGATGGAAATAAAATCATAGATCCCGCATCCATTCGAATAGTATTAATGCAATTATTAGGATGATTCGGTAATATTATTTGAAAATCACCACCGGTATATTTGTCCTGTGGTGTTAAACATAGAACAGCAGATAACTTTCTCCAACTAAGATCTCTTGGTATGCAGTTTAAACCACGACTATCTAATACACCAAATGGTCCATCTGGATGCCAATCAAAATACATTTCTTCTTTATAAATTGTATATTGAGGAGCCATATAGTTTGAGAGTTCAAAATTAAAGATATTCTTATTAACTTCTTCTACAGTATTTACTATTCTATCTTCATATGTCTTAATAATATTTGAATCTTTAACAAAAAAAACATTTGAATTTCTGTAATTTTGACCTATTGATTCTTTTTCATTTTTACCAACCACTGTTCCTTTTTCAGTTATATGATCATAATTTTGTAAGATATCATTTAGTTCAATAATTTCTGATTTATTGAAAACATTTTCAATGATATAATAATAAGCATAAGTCAGATATCCACGTCTATTTTCATTAGATAATTTAATCTCATAATCTGTATAAAATTTTACATCTATAAGGTCGCGATCAATTCTTTCAATCATAATTAAAGCTTTCTTTATTTTGTCGGAGGCGTAGGAGGCGACACCGGCGGCGCTTCACCATATACATACCCATTAGAGCCTGGCGCTCCAGTTGGGCCTGGCGCTCCAGTTGGGCCTGGCGCTCCAGTCAGGCCTTGAGGTCCTTGATCCCCGACTAGTCCTCTAGTACCAGTTGGACCAGTTGGTATACTTGCAGATGTTTGCACAGTTGCGTCAGGAAATACTATTCCTGTAGAAGTAACCTTAGTAGGCATGAAATATTACTTTGTTGGAGGAGTAGGAGGAGGAGGTGGAGGAGCACCAGGAGGTGCAATTGCAGGAGCTCCTTGCGGGCCAGATAAGCCACGTAGACCGGTTGGACCGCGTGGACCAGTTGGACCTGTGAGACCCACAGAACCGGTATAGCCGGTTAGACCTATTGGACCGGTAGCACCTCTTATTTGAGCAGTTATTGCAGTAGTAGCATCTGGATATAATATACCAGTGGTCTTAACAACAGTTGTCATTTTATAACTCTTTTATTATGGACACGGCGTATATGTAAATGTAGCTAAATTAAAACAAAATCCTTGTGAACCAGTATATCCAATAGAACCAGTATATCCCGTTGGTCCTGCTGCACCCCGCGAACCAGTATATCCAATAGAACCGGTATATCCAGCAGAACCAGTATAACCTACTACAGCCGCAGTAGTTTGTATTGAATTATCTGGAAATGTAATTCCAGTAAAAGTAATTTTAGTTGACATCTGTGCAAATATATTTTCTTATATACATTGGAACGTCATATGGTCTACGTAAAAGATATTTACGAAACAATTCATTCTTTGGAATCTCACCTGGATTAATTGTTTCAATTTCAATTACTTTATATTGAGAAACGCGCGCATTTGGATTTGTATGTCGTGGCTTTAATTTAGTTTTTGTTGGATGAAAATGAGTTACTTGATATTCTGACTTATATCCAATAGATTCAAGATCTGTATAATGAAAGTTTATTAATTTAATTGAATCAGCAGGATGACCAAAATTATCTTTTATAATATTTCTTGGCCTGGTGAATATAGCACTCGACCAAGTTGCAATATCCACAGGAAGTTCTGCCCATAGATGAATACATGAATAACAATTTAATACGCCATCATTAAAAAAACCATAATGTCTTGTATGTGTCAAATCATATGCTGCATCTGTATTTAACCAATCAGTATAGTCCGGTATTTTTACCGTTGAATTAGACATTGTAGATCTGCTTTTCATTAGATCTATAATATCATTTGCATCAGTTTTAGTTAATAGTCTAATTTCTTCCATATTATTTCTCATTCTTTTTTAATTCATCAATTTCAATACTTAATTCTTTAATGGCCTCAATTAAAAGTCCTATCATATTGCCATATGTTACAGATAAATAACCATCATCATTTATTCGAACAGCTTCTGGTAAAACTTTTATAACATCTTGTGCTATAACTCCAATTGATCTACCATCAATACCTATTTTATTAAATGATACACCTCTTAAATCTTTAACTATAGCTAATGCATTTACAATAGTAATTACATCTTTTTTTAATCTATAATCAGATGTCGAAGTTATATCACCGGCAACAGATAATGATGTAGAATTCATGAAAGTATTAACAGTTGTATTACCAATACTTATGCTGCTTGTACTAATATTAACATTAGCACCAACATTTAAAGCTGTAGTTAAATTAGCTGTTGCTGGAAGTCTAGCTGTATTTAATGTACCTGAAGTAATAGTCGTGGCATTAGCTGAAATAGTAATTGCATTAGAATAAGCTGTAGCTGCTACAGTATCTGAATATGCTCTTAGAGTAGTTGCAGTATTACCACCAACAGTGCTAGCATTAACACTAGTAATATTAACACCATTAGCTGTTATAACATTTGATACTAAATTGCCTGTTGTGCTTATAAGAGTAGAATTAACTGTCGTATTACCAGAAGTAATTAAAGATGCATTTACAACATTAAATACAGCATTAGCACCACCTACTATTGAAGTAGAATTAGCTATTAAATTAACTGTGGTATAACCAATACTTATGCTGCTTGTACTAATATTAACATTAGCACCAACATTTAAAGCTGTAGTTAAATTAGCTGTAGCTGGAAGTCTAGCAGTATTCAATGTACCTGAAGTAATAGTCGTGGCATTAGCTGAAATGGCTACTGCATTAGAATAAGCTGTAGCTGCTAAATTAGTTGCATTAGCAACTGCATTAGCA